TGGTCAGCGTCGGCGCCGTGCCTCCGGCAAACTTCCAGTTCGATCCATACGCCAGCGTGCGCGAACCGGTGCTGTCCTGCGTGATGACGATGGCACCGCTCTGGCCGGCGGTCTGGTTGGTGGGATTGGCGAGCGTGCGGTTGCCGCCGATGGTCAGCGAGAAATTGTTCGCCACGGCGAAGTCCGGCGTGATCGTGGCAGCGTCGGTCAGGGCCGTGATTGCGCCGCGGTTGGCGGCGGTGAAGGAGTTCACGTCCGCGAGGCCCGGGACCGCGAGAGCCGTGCGAGCCGCCGAAGCCGTGGTGCTGCCGGTGCCGCCGTTGGCGATCGGGAGCGTGATCACAGCGGCGCCGGACGCACGGCTGTAGTACTCGCACCGCCAGTTGCCAGAACCAAGCGACCGGAAGCCAGCGACGTCGCCAGCCGCCGTCGTGATCGAGGCGCCGCCAGGGAGGATCAGCGAGGTGGCGTTGTGCGTGAGCGTGAGGATGCCGTCGAACTTGAGCACCCGGTAGACGCCGGCCGCCACGGTATCGAAGGCGGTGATGGTCGTCGTGCCGGAGACCGCGAGGTACTCGGCGTTCGCCGCTCCGATGTTGACGGTCGCCGCCGACGCGATGGTCGAGCCGGCCTGCAGCTCGCGGATGTCGGCGAGCGCCTGACGGATGGCGTCGTTGATGTTCGACGGCGGGCACCCCTCGCCGATGTTGATCGACGAGATCGACGTGTTGGATGCGGCGGTCTGGGAGTAGTCACGAATTGCCATGGGTCACCTCTGTCTCTGAGGCATCGCCGACCTGACGGCTGCCTCGTACTGGTCGATTGCGTCCTTCAGCTGCGGCTCGATCGCAGCGACCGACGACAGCCGGCCGAGATGCGCCGACAGTGCTTCCTGGCCGCCGCCGATCTTCATGCCGGTCGCCAGCCACTTGGCGAAGGTCGGGTTTGCGAGGAGGAACTTGGCAGCGCCGAATGTGCCGGCGAACGTGGCGGCGCCAGCAGCAGCGGCGGTCGCCATGCCTTCCACGCCACCGCCGAGTCCGCCGCCGCCGAGCAGCGTCGAGAAGAGCAGGACGCGGCCTGTGTTCGACCTGTTCAGCATCCTGCCGCTGTCCTCGAGCGCGGTGGCGATCTTCGCGATGTCGTCGAGCGACCCGCGCAGTTCGTTGTAACGCTGGCCGCCGAACAGCGCGCCCTTGGCCTCGCTCGACATCTTCCCCCACTCGCTCGTGAAGCGCGCAGGCGAGAAGGAGCCGGTTTTCGGGTCGACACCGATCCGATTGACCACCGACGCCACGACGTCGTCGAACTGGTCAGGCGTCAGGTTGTAGCGGAGCTTCCGCAGCAGCTGGCCGCCGTCCTTGCCGAGCTCTCCCTGCAGCATCGACACGACCTTCTTGTCGACCTCCTGCGTGGCGAGGCTCTCGACCCAGTCCATCTGCTGGGTCATGTGCATGCGCGTGTATCGGTTCGCCTTCTCATAGGCCTTCTGCGCCGCCTGGCCGGCGTTGTTCGCGATGCCTGCGTCGAGGTCGTCCGAAAGCGATGCATAGAGGCGCTTGAGCAGCGCGCGGCTTTCATCGCCGACGAGGACTGGGTTGCCGAGCTTCTCGCCGATGACGCTTCGGACCTTGCGCAAGACCTCGAACGGGAGCTCGCCACCCTTGGCGTCCGCATTGAAGCGACTGAGGGTGTCGGCAACGTCCTTGCCGTACTTGGCTCCGAGCTCCGGCGTCGAGGCGAAGACGGCCGCCTCGTCGTTGAGGAACTTGAACGTCGAGTCGGCCCGGACCGGCGTCTGCTTGGCGAAGAACTTGTAGACATCGTCGTAGAGCTGCTCCTGCCTTGCGCGGAAGCGCTTGCCTGCCTCCATCAGCCCTTCACGCACGGTGCCAGCAATGCCTTGGCTTTCCATCGGCGTGCCGACGTTGGTGGCCGCACGGCGCGCGGCCTGCGTTACCTCGTTGATCGTCTGCGTGTAGGCGTCCTTCATCACGCCGGCGCCGCCGAACGAGCCCGCCGCGGCCTCCGCAGACTGCACGACGCCGCTGCCGGAGACCGCGCCTGCGCGCGGTGTGACACCCTGGCGCTCGAAGGCTCCGAGGGCATCAAGCGCCTGCCCACCGCCGCCACCGAGGACACGCTTGAGACCTTGCACTGCCAGCTGCGGAACGTAGCTGCCAGCGGCGTTGACGCCGAACGTCGTGGCGGCGTCGGCCGCTTGACGCCCGCCGGAGCGCGTGTCCACGCGCCCCTCGACCTGCGTCGCGTAGAGGTTCTCGAGCTCGCGGCCGATGGTGGCGCCAGTAGCCGCTGTGGCAGCGCTGGCCTTCGGCCCGCCGCGAGCCGCCAGAAGGCCTCCAAGCACGCCACCTGCAATCTCGGCCGCCTCGGGGCGCAGGCTGAACAGGTCGCCGACGTCGAGCCCGCGCGGGTTGTAGATCGTCTGCTGGCCGGTCTGCGGGTCGGTGAAGACGAAGTTGTCGTCGCCCAGCGGCCTGGCGTCGGGGTAGTAGGCCTGCAGCGTCGCGAGCCTGTCTGCCGCCGGCGCGCCGCCGACTGCAGCCCTGACCGAGCCCGGCGCGCCGCGCATGTCGATGTTCAGCGAGCGCCCTGTCGATCCGGCAGGAACGACTATCCTCGCGTCTCCGTAGTCGATCTGGGGAGGCGTTGCGCGTCCTGCAGGAACGACAATCCGGCTGTCACCGTAGTCGATGTCGGGCATTGCGACCTCACTTCACGCGAATGTTGCCGAGGTGGTCGCGGAACATCTGGCCGCGGGGCAGCCGTTCGACGTCCTCTTGAGTGCGGGTGATCGGCAGGGTGATGGCGGGCGGCGCATCGACCACGTTGCCGACCTTCAGACCGCGATCGCGCGCGATGTTCTCGTACTGCGACCTGACCGCGTCATGCTGCCGCTGCCACGCCAGCACGCGCGTGTTGAGCTCGTTCATCAGAGCCATGCGGATCTCGGGCGTCAGCCTCGCGCCGCCGTTGATCGACTCGACCATGCCCTTGAGGCGATCGAACACGCCGCCGGTCCGCGCGATCATCACCTGCTCGCCTTCGCGGACGACGGAGCCTGGGTCCATCGCCTTGGCGAAGGCGTAGACGAGATTGAGGTCGCCAGCGAGCGTGTTGCCCGCGGTCGTGGCGGAGTTGAACGCCGTCACGACTTCCTTGTAACCGGTGACCTCCGGCATCTTGACGTAGTTCTGCCGCAGCGTGTCCTCCATCGACGCCGTCTTCTCGGCGTCTCGAGGCGCGCTGTAGACGACGCTGGGGGCGCCAGGCTGGCCCGCAGGAGCGCCAGGCGCCACCGGAGCACCGGGAGCGCCGCCACCGGCCGGAGGCGCGCCTGCGCCCATCCGGGGCGCTCCTGGGGCCACTGGGACGCCAGGCGCAGGGACACCAGGCGCAGGGATCGACACGAAGCTGTCGCCGATGCGCTGCGGCGCCCCGTAGAAGGTGCCGGCCGCCTGCGCCGCGGAGGTGGCGCCGGCACGAGCGGCTCGGGCGGCGTCGGGAACCGCCCAGAACGATCCGGCCTCCCGGGCGCCCGCCTCGGCTCCGGCACGCGCCGCGAGCTCCTGCGTGGAGACCGCGTCGAAGCGCCCGCGCTCGGAGGCGCGGGCGGTGGCGCCGGCGACCAGCGCCTTGAAGGCTGGCGTCTCGGCAGCCAGCTGCGCGACCGCCGCCTCGCGGACCAGCGGATCGGGGTGGTTGAGGTTGGCCTGGTAGTCGCCGATCTTCTTGGCGAGGTCGGTCTTCGACCAGGCATCCTTCGCCATCGCACCAGTGGCCGCCTCGGGGTTCGCCATGACCAGCGCGCGCTGCTGCGGCGTCATCCCGCGCGTCAGGTCGGTCAGCGCCTGCTGCTGGCGCATCTGCTGCATCAGCTTGGTCGCGCCGACATACTGCGACAGCGCGTTCTGCTGCGCGGCCTGGTAAGCGTTGAGGCCGGACATCATGCCAGCCCCCAGCGCGCCACCGAGCGACCGCGGCTCGTAGGACGGGCCGCCGGCCGAGAGCAGGCCGGCGCTGGTCGCAAGCAGGCCCTGCGTCAGCGGGCCGCCAGGGATGCCGCCGAGGAGGCCGGCGAGGAGCTCGTCTTGGGTTGCCATTCGCTCCTCCTCTCAGCTCATGCCGAAAATGTTGCCGTTGGCACCGCGCAGCAGGCCCGGCGCGGTGAGCCCGCCGCCCCTGCCGAACAGCATGTTCCCGAGCCCTGCGGCGCCGGTCGCCAGCCCGAGGCCTTCGGCCAGCGGGTTGGAGAACACCGGGCGCGTGTCGGTGCCGGTCGAGCCGAACTGGCCGCCGCCGACGAGCGCCATGTACTTGGCGAGCTTCTCGGCCGGCGTGTTCTGCTCGAAGTTGAACCTGTTGATCTGATCTTGCAGCTCGGCCTGCGACTGCTGCCGGCGAGCATCGCCGACGCCCGCGAGCGCGTTGAAGTCGGCGTAGTCCTGAGCGGCCATCGCCGGCGCCATGCCGAGCGCCTGCATCTGGCGCGTGCGCTCGTCGCCGTAGTTCGCGAAGGCCATGTTCTGGGCGATCTGCCCGACGTTGCGCGACAGCACATCCATGTTCGCCCCGCTGCCAAGGCGGCCGGCGGCGCTGAACCGGCTCTGCACGGCGTCGATCGTCGGCTGCGCCGCGTTCTGGATCGCCTGCTGCAGGTACGGGTTGCCGCCCGACAGGAACGAACCGCCGAGCGTGCTGGCGAGGTTCTGCTGCGCAGCGGCGGTCAGCGGCGAGCCCGCCAGCGCCCGCTGCTCGATGCCGCGGAGCGCCATCTCCTGCTGCGGCGCGAAGCCGACGACCGTGCTCTGCGGATAGTACTGTGGCAGATCGCTCTGGTAGAGCCGCTGCGCCTCGTTCGCGCCGTACTCGAGGAACGGCTTGATGAACGCCGCAGGCTCGGTCGTGCGATTGGACGTCACATACTCGGTCTTCGATCCGCCACCGCTCATCTCATAGCCCTCTCGTCATCAGCACGCGCACGTCTGCGTGCCTGAGTTTCTTGAGCCAACCCTTGCGCCCGATGATCTCGAGCCGCGCGCAGCCGTTCTGCCGCGCCCAGCCCTCGACCTGCCGCTCGATCTCCTTGATTCCCTCGAGGTCTCCGGCGGCCAGCCACACCCGGCATGCACGCAGCAGCGGGTAGCTGATGACCTCGGTGACCGCGGCGCTGTCGCCGTGCATCCAGAGCTGCGCCTGGCCTACGACGATCGCGTCGAAGACGTCTCGTTCGCTGTGCGTGCCGCCGTGATCAATTGCCGGCGCGAGGATGCGTCGCGCCTTCTCCCAGCTAGCCGAGAACGACATAGCTGAAGGTGCGGTCCGTCTGGGCGTTGTTCGCGTGCGTGAGCGTGAACGTCTGCTTGCCGCGCGAGCTCACATAGAGGCCGCCGATCGCCGCGGCGGCATTGGCCGTGCGCGGCATGAACAGGATCACGCTGTCCTGCCCCGCCCGCAGGTCGGACACCGTGGTGGTCGCCGAGCTCGCCGTCAGCGTCACGCTGCCGGTCGAGTTGACCTTGCCATCCCGCAGGCTGTTGACGATCTCGTAGACGTCGCGCGCGCCATGCGCGAGAGGCAGCCCGCGGAATTGGTTGTCTGCCATCAGCGCCTGCCGGTCCTGCTGGCCGCGAAGTCGACGCCATAGGCCTGCGTCCACTCACCCGTCAGGTTCAACCTGACGCGATGGAACTTGTTGGCCGAGCGCACTGGGCAGAAGCCGGCGGCGTTGAGCGACGACGCCGCGCCGTAGCTCACGCTGTCCTGCTGGCGCGCGCGCTCTCCGACCTGCACGGTCACCGTGCCGCCGGTCGTGTGCGGCGTCACCTGCGTGACCAGCGCGTGGCCGCCGTCGACCAGGTTCGCCTCGCCAGTCTCGATGGTCGCCTCGAGCGACGAGCCGGTGAACGTGCCGATCTTGCTGTCCACGCCACCGCCGAACACGAACTTGCCGAGCTTGAGCGACGAGCTGTCGAGCGACACGCCGAGCGCGTCGAGCGAACCGGAGATGCTGTCGAGATCGTCGAGCGTGTAGGACGCATTGAACAGCGCCCCGACGAAGTCGTTGGTGACCTCGGCGTAGCTCCATTTGTCGATGGCGTAGTTGTAGATGATCAGCCTGTCTGGCGTTCCGCCGCTCTGCGCGGAGGGAAACGACCAGGTCACGATCTGGTTGAGCGGATCGACGGCGGCGGTGATCCTGTCGCGGTAGGCCGCGTTCGAGTTCTCGAAGAACCAGCGGTTAACCCGCTCGCTGCCGATCGGCCGCGAGGCGTTGCCGTCGAAGGCATAGAACCCGTCGGACGCGATGTAGAAGCAGGTCGCGCCAAGCTGCACCACGCTGCCTGGGTACTCGCAGCCGCGCGCGGTCTCGACCCGGTCGAACTGGAAGACGAGCGGCGAGCCGACGTACTGCATCCGCACAATCGCGCGCTCGAGGAACACGACCCCGAACTCGCCACCGCACAGCCCCGTGACCGCGCCGGCATCGGCTATGTCCTGGTAGTCCGCCTGGTTGGTGCCGACCGTCCAGCTGGTGGCGTCGTTGATCGCCGACCAGCGCACCCTGTATGGCGTGGTCGTGCCGCTCTCGGTCACGTTGGCGCTCACGACGAAGTCGCGCACCGTGGTGATGAACTTGGATGACAGTCCTGCGACGAGGTCGGCGAAGTTGCCGCCGCTGGTGATCGAGATCGACTGGATCGCGTCTGCGTTGTTGCAGGCGATGAGCCGGTCGCCGAAGGTCGTGAAGTAGAACCTGTCGGTCGAAGCCGTCGCGTAGCCGCCGCTCTTGCTCACGTCAGACAGCGCGCCGGTGCTCTTCGTGAACTTCCAGAGCTTCGACAGCCCGCCGGCGTAGATCGTGACGGTGCCGCCGGCGGTCTTCGTGGCGGCGATGTTGGTCAGGCGCTCGGTGGCCGCCTGCGACAGCGCCGACAGCGCCGGGAACGGCTTGTATCCGCGGGCAGCCGGCTGTGCATTCTTCGCCACCGTCACACCCGGGCTGTTCAGCGCCGGCTGGTCAGGCAGCCATTGTCCGAGCTCGATCATGCCGCCTCTGCCCAGGTCTCGTTTCCGTTCGCCGCGTCGGTCCACGTCTCAGCGCCGGCTGCCTGCTCGGACCATGTCTCGCTGCCGGCCGCGGCCTGCGACCAGGCCTCCGCGCCGGCCGTCTGCTCGGACCATGTTTCGGCGCCGGCGACGCCGAGCCCCCAGCCGATACGCAGTGCGTCCGCGCCAGCAGATGCCGCGCCGCTCGACGCGGGCATCGTCAATGCGAACGACACCACCGACGCAGAAGCCGTTGCGCCCGCCTCGCACGATCCGGTGCCAGCGCGGAACAGATTGCCGGCCGCCGATGCCGTCGCCACGCCTGCCGCCGGCACGATGGCCGTCGCAAGCGTCGGCACGGCAAGCGCAGCCACGCTTGCAGATCCAGACGCGATGTCCGCGCTGGCCTGCAGGAACCTCGAGGCGAGCGCGCTGGCCGTCGCCGACCCGGCCGCGCTCGCCTGGACGCCAACCGTGGCGCCGCTCGCCGCCGCGCCGCTCGCGGCCGAGCTCGCCGCTGCGGATGTTGCGACGATGCGCGCGCTCGAGGCATTGCCGGCCGCAGCGCCAGCAGCCGACTGCGACACGGATGCGATGCCGCACGCAATGGACGCCGCAGAAGCAGCTCCGGTAGCTGACGCTGCTGCACCTGCAATTCGTGCAGCCGACGCAGAAACTGTCGCCGCTCCCTTGATGAGCCCCAGGTCGTCGATCGATTCACTGAGGGCGTCGATCGACGTCGAGAAGCTGTCGATCGACGCCTGCGGGAACGCCGCGACCACGCGGCCGGATGCCGCGGCGCACGTCGCGACGCCATGCGGCAGGCCAATGGTGTCGAGCGTCTCGACGAGCTCGTCGATCGACGTGGTCAGGCTGTCGAGCGATATCTCCGGCGAGACTGTGACGATCACAGCCACGATGGATCAGTCCTCGGTGACAATCGAGCCAGACTTGACGCGCGGGATGACGCCCGACGAGATGGCGACGGTCGGCGTGATGCTTCCCTTGTACAGGATCGATCCAGCGCCAGACGAGCTGGTGCCGATCGAGAAGTGCGTCGCGGTCTCGCTGCCGCCGGTCGCCTCGGGGAAGTCGACGTTCGCGGCGAGCGACGCGGTGTTGCCGCTGATCGTGAAGCCGGCCACCGACCTCGCGACCGCCTGTCGCGCGTAGCTCGTGTAGGCGCACTCGTTGGTCGTCTGCGAACCCGCCTCGCCAGGATCGGACGTGTGCAGCGCGATGTAGAGGCTGCCAGCCGTGCTTGACCCGCGCAGGCCGGTCGCGTCGCCGACGTTCGCGATGTTGCTGTTGTTGAACAGCAGCTCGAGCAGGCTCTGCTCGAAGGCATTGGACTTGGACATGGCAGCTCCTGTCAGGCGAGGCGCATGACCAGCGACGAGCCGCCGAACTTGGCGCCGTCCTCGCTGGTCGAGATTTCGGCGAGCGCGCGGCTGAACAGCTGCTCGAACTGAGGCACGCGCGGGTCGTCCATGAGGTAGACGGCCGCCGCAGCCAGCGCGCCGTAGAGGTAGGCGTCGGGGTAGCGCGTCAGGAGCGTGCTCGTCGGCGACGCATCCGACAGCGCCGTGACGCCGGTGATGTAGGCGATCTCGACGTCGTAGTCGTCGTCGGGCGCCGGCGCGAACTTGATCTCGCTGCCGATCACCGTGTACGCCACCGGCTTGCCGTTTCCTGTCGACGGGTAGTTCGTGTCGATGCCATCGGGCGACAGGTAGTCGAGCGTCGAGACCGGAGAGGTCAGCAGCTTGACCGACCGAACCGAGCGCAGGTCGCTGGGCAGCAGGATGTAGGCGTCGCCGACCGTCATCGTCGAGGTCGCGCGCTTCTCCTGGGCGCGCGTCTCGAGCGCGCGCGACATGCGCGCCTCGGCCAGCGCGATGAACTCGGGGATGCGATCGGTCAGGTCGCTGCGCGCGAGCCAGTTGGCGACCGCGGTCTTCAGCTCGCTGTAGGTCGTGATCGCCATCAGATGGTCGCCCCGATCGTGCGGAAGTGGCGGTAGTCGCGATGGTTCACGAAGTCGCGCCAAGCCTGCGGGTTGTCACGCGGCCAGCCGAACTCCTTGACCTTCGCCCAGAAGATCGCGGCCGGGATCTCGGCGTATTTCTGCGGGCCGCCGTGGCGCATGAACGATCCCCTGCCGACGTCGTTCTGCGCCGCCTTGTTCGCGTCGACGATGGCGTCGACGTTCTGCTCGAGCGCGAAGACCGGCGTGTCGCCGTCCCACTCGAGCCAGGTGCGCGTGCCGGTGGCCGGGTCGCTCTTGATGAGCTTCCGCATGAAAGGAACTCGCTGTTTTCTTGCAGAAGAAAGAGGGCGGCGAGTTGCCCCGCCGCCCTCCGCAGTAGTCGCGCTGCTTACGCGCCGGTCAGGTCGAAGACCGCCGCGTGCGCCTTCGGCGCCAGCACCTTGAGCGACCACTCCGCGATGATCGCGAACTTGGTCGCATCGCCCGTCGGCGCCACGTCGCTAACCGTGAAGTTGCGGCCCGGCAGCGTGGTGATCGAGGCGTAGTCGGTGTCGAGCAGGAACAGGCGGTCGTTGCCCATGAACCTGTCGACGACGACGTTCAGCTCACCGAAGTCGGAGCGGTACAGGGAGACGGCGCCGATGTAGGCCGCGTCCTTGTTCGCCGACGTGATGATCTGGTTCGTCGCCACCGAAGCCGACGACAGGTTCGAGAACACCTGCTTGTTCGTCGGGCTCATCGCGATGATCGACGGCTTGCCGCCGTCCTCGTAGGCCGCGAGCATCGCCGCGTCGATCTGCGTGATCGCCATCGCGCGGTCGGTGCCGGTGAGCGACGGAACGTCCGAGCCGTCGCCGGTCGGGTTGGCCGACGCGGTGCCGGTCGAGGACAGCGACGTGTTGGTGATCCAGGTCGACAGCGAGCCGGCCTTGCGCGGATCGGACGAGCTCTTCGCCGTGTCGACGACGAGCGCCTTCTCGATGTCGCGACGCAGCTCGAGGCCCTTGAGCGTCTTGACGTAGGCCGTCTCGCGGTCGCGGCCTGCCTTGTCCACCGCGTCGAGAGTGCCAGAGACCGAGGCAGCCTTCACCGAGATCTGGTGGTAGTTGCCCAGGCGCGTGGTCGCCGAGGGGTTGACGTAGGAGTAGTCGGCGCCCTCGTTCTGGTAGTTGCTCGAGCTCGCCGCGGCCAGCTCCTGCACCTGCCACTCGGTGTAGACGGCGCGCGCCCCTTCCTTCTTCAGCGCCGAGAAGATCGGCGTGTCGGTCGGGTCGATGCGGTAGATGACGTCCGCGAGCTCTTCGCGCTCGCCGACGGCGTTGCTGGTGAGATACGTCGCCATGTTGGATTACCTCGTCATCAAGAAGTCGATCGCATCATCGATGCGGCCGGACTTCGACAGCCGGGAGAGAGCCTCCCGGCGGGCTTTCGAGGATGTGTCGCTCTTGCTCGGTGGCGTACCCGGCCGCGCCATCGCTGGCGCCGGCTTGGCCGGCTGCTTGTCGGCAAGGTTCTTCGACATCAGTTCGTCGAAGAGCATCGCTTTGCGCAGCACGTTCACCGCTCGGTGGTCGTAAGACTGCGCGATCTCCGCATCGGAGAAGCCAGCCCGTTTCGCCCACGTCACGATCGCCTCGCGCTCCTTCGCCGCCTTCGTCTCGTCGCGCCATTCGGGGATGGCCTCGACGAGCCGCTGCCGCTCGACCGCCAGGTGCTGCTCAAGCAGCGCTCGCTGCTCGGCCTGCTGGAGTTGAGCGAGGCGCGCCTGCTCCGCTTGGATTGCCTGCGCCCGCTCCCGTCGATCGCGCCAGGCGTCCTTCTGCCTGACGTACTCGAGCGGGTCTTCGGCGTAGAGCTTGTTCCAGTCGGGCTCGGGCTGCGCCTGGTTCATTTGCGCTTCGAGCTGACGCATCGTCTCGGCGTAGCGCTGCCTCTCGGCACGAGCCGCGGCGAGTTCCGCCTCGGCCTGCTTGCGCTGCTCCGCGATCGCTTGCGTCTTGCGGGTGTAGTCGGCGGTCCGCTGGTATCCGTTCAGCAGCTCGTCGAGCGTGACCTTCTGCTCCTGGCCGTCCACGCGGACGGAGAACGTCGGTTGCTCGGGCTGCGTCGGCTGCGGTGCCGGCTCATCCGTTGCCTGCTGCTCACCGGCCGCGGCGTCCTCGAGTTCGCCGCTCGGCTGGGCAGCCGGCTGTGTGTCGTCGGTGGTGGCCGCCTCGGTCGGCTTGTCCTCCGCAGGAGGGGCGTCGCGCGACAGCAGGAGAGATGCAGCCTGGTCGAGGCTGATCGGTGCACTCCCCTCGCCGGGGTTGGTGCTGGTCGACATGTGTGTGCTCGTGTGTAGTGGCGAGATCCCTTGCGGGTTGTCTCAGCCTCCCCTTCAGAAAACGCGGAAGCGCCGCGCCTTCAGCTCGTCGAGCTCGCGCACGGCGATCCTTCCGCCGGCGGCTACCTGCTCGATGTGCTTCTTCACCGCGCGCAGCGCGTGCTGCAGGCGGTAGATCTCTTCGCGCCTCGCGGCGTCAGACGGCGCCGTCGCCGCCCAGGCCTCGGCGTAGCCCGCCGCGAGCGCGTCGAACGTCTCGGACCACAGCGGGTCGCGCATAAGCGCGTCGGCCTTGGCGCCGCGCTCTGCCTCGAGGCGGACCTTCTCGATCACGTCGGGGCTCCGCCAAGAACGTCGCCGCCGAAGGTGTCGCTGCCGGGCGAGCCAGGCGCCCCCCTGCCAGGGTCGATGTTGCCGAACCCTGTCATGTCGATGCTGGGGCCGCCCTCGTCGCCTGGCGCTCGGCCGTTGCCGGTGCCGCCGAACGCGCCGGCGAGGCCAGCCCCGGGGCCGACCGCGTCCACGATGCCGCCGGTGTTCATGCCGCGGTCGATCGCAGCGCCATACGCCAGCTGCGCCGTCTCGGGCGTGATGCCGAGGCCGCTGGCGTTGCCGATCCCGAGCGCGCCGAGCAGGCCGCCGCCAAACAGGCCGCCGAGCTGCTGGCCGAACGACATCGTGGGCGCGCCGTAGAAGTCGCGCATGGCCTGGTTCGCGGCGATGTTGTTCGCGGCCATGCCGAAGCCAAGCGCGCCAGCGCCAAAGCCGATCGGCCCGCCGAGCATCGAGGCGCCCATCAGCCCTGCAGACATGCCGGGGCCAATCGGCGACGCGCCGAAGGCATTGCCGGGGTTGCGGTCGGTCGATCCCATCGGTCCGCCCGGCATGTCGCCAGGGGCGCCATCGCCGGCCATCGGCGCGAACGCCGATGGCGGCGGCGCAAGGCCGGCAGGCGCCGGGGGCGTGATCTGCGAGAACGGGCCGGCCGCGTATGGCCGCCCAGCGGGGTACTGCACCGGCTGCATGCGAGACATCCAGTCGCGCTCGAGCCGGTCGTACTCGCGCAGGTACTGGTCGAGGAACTGGCTGTTGGTGGCCGCATTCGGGGTGACCGACGGCGGCGTCGACAGAAGGCCGTAGACTGCCATCAGCTTGGCCTCGCGATGTTGGTCGAGGCGCGCGGGTTCATGTAGAGCTCGCGCTCCTTCAGCGCCATCTCAGCGGCGAGCTCGGCCTCGCGCAGCTTGATCTCCGCCGCGAGCTTCGCCTGCGCCATCTTGATGTCGTTCGCCGCCTTCGCCTGGTCGGCCTGCACCTTGGCCTGCACCTTCGCCATCTCGAGATCGGCCGGCGACGGTGGCTTCTCGCCCTGCTGCTGCGCCATCGCCTGCATGTCGATCTGCGGCGCGAAGAACTGGCCGCTGTCCTTGAAGCCCGCGAGCTGCACCAGTTGCTTGAGCGTGTTGAGGTACTGATTGGGCGACACGACCGGGTTCTGCAGGCCGAGCTGCTGCAGCAGCTGCTCCTGTTTGCCCAGAACCATCATCAGCGCCTGCATGCGCTCCTGCACCTGGCCGGTGCCCAGCCCGACGTTCACGCTCACGTCGTACTCGGTCTTCCAGTTCCGCGGGTCCATCGGCACGAACTTGCCGCGCAGGCGGATGATCTTCGGCCGGTTCTCGTACTTGGTCGCCAGATGCAGCAGCCCCTTGAACAGCGCGCGCATGCCGGTCTCGGCGAACACGCGAGCGATCATCTCGATCTTGCCCTGCGACGCCGACATCTGCGCCTGCACCGCGATCGCGGTGGTCGACTGCAGCTTGTCCGCGTCGAGGCCCATCGATGCCCGGTTGATGCCGGTGCGCTGCTCGCGCACCGCATCGAGGTAGTCGAGCATGCCGAACGCCTGCTGGCCGATCTGCGGCACCGACAGCGGCGACACCATGCCAGGCGCCGCCGATCGAACGATGCCGCCGGGGCGGTTGGTCAGCAGGTCGTCAAGGTTCACCTGGCCGTCGACCACGACCACGCGCGAATTGTTCGAGAGGTAGAGGTTGTCGAGCAGCTGGCGCAGCACCGTCGACTTGATGAGCTGAAGATCCATCACGAGCTCGGCCAGCGAACGGCCGACGAGCTTGTGCGGCATGAGGATCGGCGACACCACCGCGAACGGGATGTGGTCGAACGGATCGTTCGCCGCGACCTCCATGTCCTCGCCGAAGCACACGATGCGCCGCAGCTCGGCGATGCCGTCGCCGTCGTAGTCCACGCGCGCATAGCACTCGGTAACGAGCACGGTGCGCTGCGAGTCATCCGCCGGATCGTTCTTCGCGAGGTCGGCAAAGCGCCGGTTGCGCTCGGCGTCGGTCTCGAGGTCGGACGTCGCGCCGGCCTTGCTCTCGACCAGGTCGCGGTCGTAGCCCATCGCGATGAGGTCCGACGCCGTCATCTCGACGCGGTGCGCCACAAAGCGCGCGTCATCGAGCGAGCGCGCCCGCTTGTTCGCGAAGAACTCTTCCGGCGGCACGTTGTCGACCTTGATGCAGCCGTACTTGCGGCGGCGACGCACCGTCACCTCGTGCGACACGATCTGCGGCGACACCATCACGCCGCTCATCGGATCGATGACCGCAGCCTGCAGCACCTTCTGCTCGTGCTCGACGACCTCGACCGCCTGGTCGCTCACCAGCAGCGCGAACTCGGGATCGCTCAGGCCCTCGTATTCCTCGGTCGACGTCTCGACCTTCTCGTCCCACCAGAACTTGACCACGCCCATCTTGTTGAGCAGCGCGTCCTTGAACCAGTTGTGCAGGATCGTGAAGCCGGCGTTCTCGTTGTTCAGAACCCAGTTGACGTACTCGCTCGCCTGCTCCGCCGCCTCGACGTCCTCCGGCCCGCGCGGCATGAACCGCACCGCCTCGTCGGTCGATGCGAAGATCCGCATGAGCGACGGCATGACGTACTCGATCGTGTCGGCGACCTCTGTCGACACCACCGACGAGCGACCTTCCTGCTCGTTGCCGAACTTGGCGCCGAGGTAGTAGTCACCGGCCTTCTGGCGCTCGTTGCCAAGCTGGTTGGTGTGGTAGTCGCGCGCGTCGTCGAACTCCGCGCGCAGGACGGACTGCAGCTCGCCGTCGTCCATGAGCTCGGGAGCGGCCGTCTCGCCGGCCCCAGCCTCGCTGTACTCGGGTGGCAGGTTCATGCTATCCGTGTCCGTTCAATCGGATGGGAGGCGCCGCGTGGGCGACGTCGTTTCGATTAGCGTTCACACCGCGCGCAAAATGGGCGACCCCTCGTACACCGAGGAAGAAGCGGCCGTTCAGCGCGGCATCGCCGCATGGAAGCGCCAGAACTGGAAGATGGTCGAGGCGCGGAACGAAGCTATTCGGACTGCGCGCCGAGCCCGACGGCAACAGGCGCAGAACTCAGAAGGCTGATCGCTCCGGCGCGCAGCAACCGCACTACCTCGGCTGGGCTGGTTCCAAGCTGCGCCGCTTTCGCGTTGATCAAGTCGGACATGTGCGCCGGGTAGCCATAGCTCTCGGCCGGTATCGATCCGGCACGATATGGGACACCGTACAGGTCGCCGGTCGTCCGCGCGCGCTCGCGAGCGCCAGTCCAGCTCATCGAAGAGAAGCGGCCAGGCGTGTCACCCTGCGAACGTGCAATGTCTGAAATGGCCCCTTCGATCAGCCCATAGTTGCTGGCGTTTCCGATCACACCCTCTTGCGGTGCGACGTAGACGCCTCGCGCGGGATCTTCTGCAGTGCGGATGTGCCAGCGATCGACCACGACGGCATTGGGGTCGCCCATCAGCGCCGCACCCTCGCGGTTTACCTTCTCGCGCGACAGCGCGCCGAGGTCGCCGCGGCTCGTGCGCTCGAGGTTCAGCCGGCGCGATTGCTCCAGCGGCATCTGCTTGCCAGGCGCAAGCGACAGAAGCCCCTCTGGAGCGCGCCAGTCCGGCTGCACAATCGGCTCTCCGACCAGCTGTCGGCGCATGTATTCCGAGGCCTGCTGCATGTTGACACGCGGCGGCGTGTTGGGCGCCGTGGAGGCCGTGTAGCCAGAGATGTAGGGCAGGTTCTGCGTGCCGTAGACATCCTCCACGATGGTGCCACGCATCGGCCACCATTCCGGCGTCTGGCCCATGCGCCGCATGTAGTCGTAGCCCTGCTCGGCCAACTCAGTCTGCCTGCGCGCGAACTCAGGACCGCGCACGAAGTCCTCCAGGCGGCCGACTGGAAATGTCGCTCCAGCGCCGACATTGTAGCCCGCGAGCTGTCCGGTTCTCTCTCCGAACTTGGTCGCCGCTCTGATGTCAGCCGGATCGAAACGCTGAGAGACGTCGAGATAGGTCTTGCCAGTTTTTGGGTCGCGCCAAGTTCCGAAGAAGTGATCCGGTCGATCGAGAACCTTCCTGTTCGCCAGAGCATGTTGCTCGATCGCGGCTCGCGTCAGTGGGCCTTCGACGACCATGTTGCGCGGGTCGTCGTTGGCATACTTGCCCATCATCAACCCAGAGCTCGGCGTCTCGCCGCTCTGCAGGTTGACGCTGTATCCGCCATCCTTCCTGGTGGCGTTTTGTATTCTGCCCGGCGTGGTGCTCTTGAAGAGACCGAGCAGCTCACTCGCCGCGCGCCGAGGCCCCGCCGTCGCCTCATTCGGATCAAGCGCCATCAGACCGGCGCCGACCGCCATCCTGCGCGCGGGCGTCGCCAAAAGCCCCCCTACGCCGCCAGCAGCGGCTCCCGCCGCCATCAGACCGAGGTCGGTCATGTCCTGCGGGACCAGCATGCCGCCGACGAACTTGCCGGCCTGCATGGCGTCCTGCGCGATGTTCATCATGCCCGTGCGCGTGTCGGTCATCGGCGTCGGATAGACGCCATAGCGCAGGTAGAAATCGTCGCGCAGGTTGCCGGTCGGCGAGTAGTACGGCTGCGGCATCTACCGTTCCTTCAAACAATCCACGCGCCTGGCGCGTACTCGAGTTTCTTCTTCCACGTCCACGCGCCGCTGGAGCCAGTCGACAGCGCGGCGCCGTTCGCCGCGAAGGTCAGGCACACGGCATCCGCGCGGTCTGGCGACTTGCCGCCGCGTTTCTTCATCTCGTCTTTCGAGTCGACCTTCAGCTTGCCGGTCGACAGGATCTTGAACCGCGGCGTGCCGAGCTCGGCCGCCAGCTCGTCGTCCTTCGGCAGCGCGCACGAGCGCGCCTCGAGCCACTCGCGCACTCTGAACCAAAGCTCGTCGCGCAGGCGCAGGTAGCGCTCGCCGACCGCCGGCGCCTCCGAGACATTCACGCCACGCACCGGCAGCCCGAGCTCGCGCAGGCGGTCAAGCACGCCACTGCCCAGGCCGATCGAGTCGACGTAGATCGCCGCCGGCCGGGTCTTGAACGTGCAGACCTGGTACTCGTTGTAGACGCGCCCCGCGGTCTCCATCAGATCCGCGCCCTGCCACGTCCGGACCTCAAGCAGCTTCTCGCCCTGGCGCTTCGCCAGCGCCGATCGGTCGTCGCCATACCGCGCCACGTCGAGGCCCCAGATGATCGGGGCGGTCGGCGACGGCTCGATATCGCGGTCCATCGCAGACGCGATCAGATGCGCCGGCACGACGCTGTCGTCGTCGGCCAGCGGGAACTCGCCATCGACGCGCACCCGGTAGACGTTGCTGCCGGCGCCGTAGCGTTGCGCCATCTCCGCGAGGAAGTTGGCGGAGACCTGCGTGCTGTCGGCGCAGCCGACCCGCATGGTCTTCCAGCTGGCCGACATGCGGTGGAAGGCGTCGTAGAAGTACCCGCTGGTGCGCGTCGGGTTGCCGGTCATCACGGTCTTGGCGCCGGCCGTGCTCATGGCGCCTTGGCCGACCTCGAACACGAGATCGTCGACGCCGCTCGCCTCGTCGATCACGAACAGCATGTTGGTGCTGTGGAAGCCCTGCAGCGCCTCGGGCTGCTCGCGGCGGGCCGTGCGGGCCACCGCGAAGCTGTCCGGCACGCCGACCACCTCGACCTTGTCGCTCTTCACCTCCAGCAGCCGCCGCAGCACCTCCGGCATCCGGCGGTGCCACTTGCCGATCTCCGACCAGAGCACGTCGCTCAGCTGGTGCGCCGTGTTCGCCGTGGCGGCGATCTTCGCCGGGTGGCGGGTCATGAGGAACCAGAGCACCAGCCACGCGAGGTAGGTGGTCTTGCCGACGCCGTGGCCGGAGCGGATCGCCACCTTGTCGTGGTCGCGCACCGCCTCGAGCGCCTCGGCCTGCCACGCCTCTGGCGTGGCGCCGAGCGCGGTCTTCACGAACAGGACCGGGTCATCCGCCCAGGCGGCGATGAGCTGCTTGAACTCCTCGGCCGACGGGGTCGCCTGCTTCGCGATTTTCGCGGTGGGCATGGGACTCCGGTTGGTGTCGAGGCCCCCACAGGGGGGGGTGCTACTGGACGGGCCGCTGCAGCCGCCGCCCCCGCCGCGGCCGGGAGGCCGGGGGGGTCCGGCCGGATGCCTGGCCGGCTGCCGGCCCGCGCCCGGCAGGCGGCGGATGGCACGCAATCGCGCTAGGATGACTCAGGAACGCTGGAAGCCGCGGTAGCGCAGGCTGAATACACTCCGCGCCTTCCGTTGCTCCTGAGTCATCCTAGCGCGTCGCGGCCGTCGCCGGCCGCAGGCGCCGGCTCATGCTGCTGCGCGTCAGCCCGCCTCGAGGACCGCCGCACCGCGGCGACGGGCGCCATTTGCGCGGTCGAGGCAAGCCGTTGATATTACAGCGTGTGTGCGCTGCACCATCGTGTAATGTTGGTTATCGAAAATGCGAAACCCTTATTCGACGGGCTTTTCTGCGTGTTTCGCGTCGTCCGGATCGTGGTAAACAACCTCGGCGTGTTGTTGCACAGCACCATCTTCTGGCGTCACGTCGACGATCGGAGGCCCGAGCTCGTCGCTCGCCGCCCGCCGCCGGCGCTCCTCGTTCACCGCCGCCAGGATGGCCGCGAACCCGGCCAGCAGCTGGCCGTCGCCCTCGATCACCTGCCGCGCCACCGCCTTGCCGTCTAGCCGGTCGCCG